GGTTCGGAACCGCCGCAGGGCCGCGAAAGCGGACCGAACAAGCGGCGTCCGCTTACTAATCCGCAGGATTATAAAAATCAGGACCGGATTCAGTTCTTTCAGTGAACTCACGCTCATTCAAAAGCTTTTCGGCCTTTCGTGCCTCCAAATTTTTGCGGATGCGCTCGATGGCGGGGTTCGCCGTAGCCGGCTGGGTGTAGTGAAACTGCATCTGCTTGGCTGCCGGCGTCTGGCGGCCTTCCTCGGCCCGCTGGGCGCGGTTCTGTGCTGCCCGCTCCACATAGCCCGCCAACTGCTCGGCGCGTGCCCGGTCCTCTACAGTCTCCCTTAGGCGATCCGCCGGTGAAAGGCTGTCCATGTGCGCCTTGATGGCGTCTTGGCGTTCCTGACGGGCCTGTACAGCGTCGTCGGGCAGGGGCACGGCCTTCCTCGCATACTTGCCAAGAAGCGCCTTGGCGCGCGCCGGCAGGCTCAAACGATAGGCGTTGCTTGTCTGCTGCACCTGCGGGCCTGCGCCCTCGTTGCCGGTTGGGATATAGCGGCGCAACCAATCAACAAAGCCGTGGGTGCGAAGTGCATCGAGCGCGCGGCATACCGCAGCTCGGGCGCGGCCGATCTTTTCCATGATAGTGCTGATGGACGGATCAAGCCGGCCGTTCCCGAAATCAACCAGATTGGTGAGGTAGTCCAGCACTTCAAGCGCGACGTGACCGAGCGGGCCGGTGCGCTTACCTGGCTGTTTCATCGCCAGCTCGTACTTGCGCGCGGCAAGGAGGATTTCGCGGGCTTCGTGGCGGGGCAGGGGCTTCCAGAACACTGCCTCACACTTGCCCTTCAGGCGGGAATTTCTGCGCACGGGTGCGCCGGTTCGTCTGGTGCCGGATTTTGCCTGCACCGCGCCGATCTGCTGGAACATGGTTCCCTTTGTCCTCTCTCAAGAGGGCATGGACAGCAGACAAAAAATCAGCGTTCCCGCAAGCGCTAACATCTTGCGAGTTCGTTAATTCTGAACTATCTTGAGGATGTTCACGGTCCTCAAAGATCGTTTTGACTACTTATCCAAAAAAGCCCTGCCTCGCCAAAGGCGGGCTTTTTTACTTTATGCCCTTGTTTGCTCTAGATAAAATCTAACTGCTTCTTCCAATATTGGGGCGCGGGATGATGCCCCTCGCTCCTGTTTCAAACGGTCAATCTCTGCTACTACATCGCCCGGCATGGCGATGCTGACATTCACGAAGCCGGCTGCGGCTTGCCTTGCTCTAAGCGCTGCAACGCTTTCTCTAACTCTGGCCGTGCGACTGTCATTTTTGCTCATGATTTACATGTAACAGTGATTCCGTGTGATTCTGCAAGCGGCGTCACAAAGTTTCCTCGGTGATGGCGTTTCGTCGCTCGCAAAACCGGCCGTGCCTACTGTGGCAACTCGTTATCCGGCCAGACGATATCCGTCTCAGGCTTCCATGGATTTATAACGCTCATTAGGCAGACCCTTTCTCGGCCAATGCAAAAGGGGTTGCGTAGACGGCAATCATATTGCGTTCCGGGCAGCATGAAATCAGCGTCGGCTGCTTGGCCCTCTTCGCTGCCAGTTGCTCATCTGTCATTGATGAACCGCAGCCAGTGCACCGCACTCCAATTGGCTTGAAGTCGAGGGCGATTGTCTCGCCGCGCTGGTGCAACATCATCGCGAAATTGGCCACGTCGACAGGGTCGCCCTTCTGAACGTGATGGGCGAGGGCCAGAGACAATGATTTCTGACTGCACCTTTCGTTGTCGCGCCAAATGTCGAGGCCGCCTGTCCGCTTCGTCGCCATCTTCTCTTTCATAGCAAGGGCAAACAGATCGACAGAGATATCGTCACCGTGCCGTTGGTCTGGCCGGCTCAAGATGGCGTGGACTTCATGGGCGGCGCGCAAGGTCGTATCGGAAAGCAGACCGCCATTGCCGCCCTTTCCCATCGTGCCGTTCATGTCGTGCTCGACCGCGTTCGCCAGTTTGAGAGCTGCGTTTGCCAGATCGTCGCGGCTCATTGCTCTGCCCCTTCGATCCGCTCGAATCGGGCTGTGTCGCCGTCAACAATGAACCTGCGCGGCGTTTCGTAGCCTGACCACCAATAGGCGTCGATCTGGTGGACGCCTGCCTGCAAGTCGTTTTCGCTGATCAGCTCCCGTATAGACGGCTGAAGCGTGTCGGTGTCGCGATCCACTCGAATGCATGTTGCGTCGGTAGGGATAGGAGAATCTGTCTCCCATGATCCATCTTCATTGATTGTGAGCGTGAAATCACCGAACTGGCGATGTTCATCAAACATGACGATATCGCCATGGTTCAATACCTGGCTGTAGCTCTCGGCGTCGTGTTGATCTTCCACGGGGCGAAGGTAGTAAGTTCCTGTATCGTCCCGGAAAATGAACAAATTGACGTCAGTCTGCGGGTCTGGAACGTACTCGTCCATCCAAGCAGATGGAAGAAACATAAGCTCTGTCATCGGATCGCCTTTCAGGCTGCGGAGGTTTTCAGGGTGAGGGCAGGGACGGCGGGGCGGGCGTTATGCTCGATGCTGTCCAGAAAGCGGCCTGTCTTGCGCTTGCCGGCGCGGATCATGCTGTGGTCCGGGTCCAGCTCGTCGCACCACATGGGCTTGTGCCAGTGTTCCCATTCCTCGCCGGTCCACTCCATCCAATCGTACCGGCTGATTTCCGGGTCATCATCGAGCGTGACCGCGCCGAGCTGGGGCACGTACTCGCCCCATTGCTTGAAATGAAAGGCAACGCCGGCGTCTGCACACTGATCGCGCAGGCCGCGAACCCAGTCCGGATGCGCCGGCCGGGCCTCGTGTTTGCCCTGGTCGGTTTCGCCGCCGGCAATTACCCACTGGATGCCGTGGCAAAGACCGACATAGTCTCGGCCGTTGTGGACATTGGATGTGCTGGGCATGTCGTTGTCTTCTGGCCGCATCCAGATTTTGCCGCGCAAAGCGTCGGTATGATATTTGGATTCCGGATATTCCTTGAACACCGTCAGATCGACTGGGCCAATAAGCGGCTCGCACGATAGGAACAGGAAGAGCGGGTGCGTCTTGGCGCGCCATAGATCAGCGCTCGCCTGCAGCAATGCCGGCACGTTGATATTCGCCCTCGGTTGATCCTCAACCGTGGTTCCGATCGCTGCATTTTCCGGCAGGCCACCGGCCTTTTCGGCCATTTTGGCAATGTTCATCGGGCGCTTCGTCAACAACAGCCAGACAAGGTGCGGGGTGGCGCGGATAAGGTCGAATAGATCCCGGCGCCATTCATCTGGAACGGCGTTATCGAACACGTCAGCGAGCGAAGCGCAGAACACAAATGGGCGCGTGCCTTCCTTTGCGGCCTTGGCGTTCCATGCAAGCGGCTTGCGCCAGTTAGTGGCGCTGGTGCGGACGCGGGTGCCGTTGCCTTTGCCCGGCCCGCCCCACTCGGCGCGGTGCATGCGGGTTTCCATCAGGTGGGCGGCGTAACAGCCATCACAAGCCGGCGCGATCCGGGTGCAGCCAATCCAAGGATTAAACGTCATGTCCGCCCATGAAATGTTCGTTGTATCAGCCATTGGCGCGGGCCTTGCCTTCGTTGGTCAGGGAGTAGCGAAAATAATTCGCTGCCACGCGCTTGACCGAAACATAACCGGAAGCCTCCATGCGGCGTGCCGCAGCTGCGCACGATGGGCCGAGAGAAGAAGGGCGAAAGCCTTCAGAATTGGCGGGGAATTTTGCGTGTAATTTGGACAGCCGCTCCAAAGCCTTTCGCTCCAATGGAGTGAGGGCGATGAAGATTGCTTGGGTATTGGTGGGGCTGGCCGTGGTCATACTGCTGCCTCGGCGGTTTGGCTTGACTTCGGCTGGATCAGGAAGTGTTCCGGAATGGGGCTGGCCTCGGCCGACTTAAAGCCCATCCAGACGCCGATAAACTCGGGGCAGTCAGTCATCTGGAGAACGAACATTTGCGCTTCCGATTTTTCGGGTTTGCGGGGGCAACTGACGAGTGTTGCTGACGGATGGTCTTTTGCCAGCACCTCAACCAGCGGATTGAAAAGGGCAGGGACAACCGGGTTGAAGCAGATCGACGGATAAGAAATCTGCCGGGTCGCGAGCAAAGCGCGCCAGTCCAAGGCGGTTTCTGTCGGTGTCAGGCGGTAATCCAGCCCGCGCGTATGATCCCGAACGCTGCACGGGGCGGAATATAGAGCAGGCTGAAACTCGTCATCCTGATCGGCCCATGCGGGATTTCGCATTTTCGGGCTGATATGCATGCCGGCCGGATAGAAATAGACCATACCTGGCTGAAGCCATTCAGGCACGGTCGCTGCATACTCCTCGCCCCAATACGTCATAGATGGAACCGTGATGCCCTTGGCGGCGGCAAAGGCTGCATCCGGAATGTCGAGCGTTGCCGGCGCTTCGATAAAGCCCTCCGGATCATGGATGACCGCGGTGGCGTGGCCGGTCACGGCCACGATATAGACGCCGCCAATGTCGGCCGGCTCAAGCCGAATGCTGCCGTACATCAGGTGGAAAGGGTGAACTTCGCGGGCGTACTTCACAAATGAATGGAGCGGGTGAAGGTACTTGGCCTGAAAGCCGCCGAGGCCAAACTTTGGTTCTGTCTTGTCTGTCATTGCTTGTCGCCCTGTCCGTCTCTTCGGGAAACCGCACCTGCCTGCGCAGGCGAAGGTGCGGAAACCGGAAGGGGCGTTAGGCCGCTTCACGACGGGCAAGGCGGCCGGCCAACTCGCGGGCCTCCTCGCCATACTTTTTGATCTGTTCCCGGGTAAATCGGTCGGCGATGTCGTTCTCGGTGCAGCCTTCGCCGAGGCCCAAAATTGCATCCGCCATCTTGTTGATGATCTTGTTCTCTTCCTGCGAGCGCTGTTTCATGCCTGGTTCTCCATCCTGTTGAGGTGGATGGGCGGCATGTCATTTCGAGGAAAGCCGCCCATCCGGGAACCCTTCTGCCGTGAGGGGGCTCAACGGTTCGGGATGGCGGGAATATGTCGATAAACGACAATCAAAGTCAAGCGAGGGCATGTCGAATTTCGACAATACATTAGGAGAACAAAAAAAGACCTATGTCGATCAATGACATAGGTCTTTGAGAAATCCGAGCGCTTTTGGCGGGTGGCTTTAGGTCTCGCGTTGTACCGAGAACGTCACTCTACCCACGATCCTCACGATGTCGTTATCGCCGCCGCTCAAGTCGATGGGCTGCTGGTGACGGGGATCATTCGATTCCGGCAGCAACCAGAATTTCCCTTCGTCATCCTTGAACAGCGTTTTCACCGTGGCTTCGCGCAAGCCGTCTGCACGCTCTCGCTCCACGATGTATCTTTTGCCGGGGATAGGGGATTCTCCGGTTTCCATCAGGCTGGTGTAAATGACTGCCGAACCTTCGGCATAACGCTTATTCATAGACGGTCCGCGCGTTTCCGCGCCATAAAGCATGACGTTCTGAAACTCTGGATCATTCGGAACGATTACGTCATAGCAATCGTCTTCATGCCAGAGCAGTGATTCTGCCCATTCCCCCGCCTGCACATGCTGACGCACCCTAACCGTCCGCACATTGCCGTGGCTGGCGATCAGTTCGGCCGGCTGCCTGTGGAAAAACTCGGCCAGCTTTTCTATCTTGGAAAGGGTTAACTGCGTCTTGCCCGTTTCCAGCCGGTTGTAATTTTCAGTAGTGATATCAAGCACCGCAGCCGCTTCCGCCTGCGTCTTGCCACTCATTTCCCGGATTTTTCTGATCTGATTTGTCATGGTTTCTTTATAGCGATTTTCGACAAATGCGGTATGTCGGTTTTCGACAAGTATTTTGATTGACATTTATTGTCGTTTATCGACATATTCCCCGCCATGCGATTGAAAGAGTGGCGACTGACGCGCGGAAAGACCCTGGCTGACATGGCGGCGCTTCTCGGTATCGAGAGGGCGCGCACCTATCAGCGTTACGAGGACGGGGAAAATCGCGCCGATGCTCACTTGGTCGAGCGCATCCGTAACGTCACCAACAATGATGTTGCCGTCATCGACATGCACAACCAGCGTCTTGAATGGCTGAAAGCCAATCGCTCGGACCTGTTTTCTGAACCGGCAGGTGCCGCAAATGAATAGAGCGGGCACCACCATAGTTTCCAATCGCGCGGCCTTTCCTCCCGGCCTGCTGCGGCCCGCGCCGGGGCGCAATCTCACTGATGCTCTGGCGCGGGTTTCTAACTTTGTTTCGCATCGGGTGATCTCCGTAACTCTGTAGCTGTCACCTGAATACGCCGCCTGCGAACGGCATTCACGGAATCATTTCCAGATTTTTTTTCCTTGCTTTTGTGGGGTCTCTAAGTGCGTCAGAATTCCAAGATTTTTGAAACTGCTCTCAAGGCTAACACGCAGGCGGCATACGATGCGGTCGGCGGCACCTCTTCCGCTTCCGGCCTGCTCGGCGTTGGTATCTCCGCGTTGTCGAAATACGCATCGCAAGATGAGCAGTGGAAAGACAATTTCATTCGCATTGATCTAGCGGTCGATCTGGATCGCAGGTCCCCCCATCCGTTCATTCTCACTACGATGGCAAGAGAGCTGGGCTTTGCGCTGGTCCGTGACGACTTGCCGGCAGGGGGTGACGTCAAGCTCTGCCCAATGAGCCTGCTCAAGCTAGATCGCGTACTCGACGATGTCGTCGATGAGGTTGCAAACGCACTGTCGGACGGCCACGCGGACGCTTACGAGCGCAAGGAAATCCGGAAGCGCATTGCATCCGCAAAGATCGCCTTGGCCCGCCTCGACGCGATGATGATCGGCGGTGACGAATGAAGCCCGCTCGTAAATCGCCGGCCACCCGCATTTTTCAAAAGCCACTTAGCCGGCTGGATCGAAAGTTCCTTTTCATGCTGCGCGATGTGGCGGGCGGAACGATGCCCCTCATTCGCATCTATGATCGTGATCGCGCCAAAGCATGCGCGGAAGCGGGATATTGCCGGATCGAAGAACAAAAGGGCGGGCAGGATCGCGTCTATCTGAAGGATAGCGGCCGGCGATACCTCGATGTCATCGTGAGGGCTGACTGATGGACGGTCCGGATCGGCTTCCTCCCCCAAATCCAGAAAAAGCCGCGACGATGCGGCGTTTTGATGCTCTCCCGGCCGATGCCCGCCGCGCCATTTCTGGTGCGGCTTTCCAGTTTCATCCGCAGGCGGCCGAAAAGATGCTCGCGCGCGGAATGAGTGGCAAGCGTGTCGGCGAAAAGCTGAAGGCGTCGGATCACCGGAACTATGTTCGGACGGAGCCTAGCCGATGATCCTCGAACCAAAGAAAAAGATTGCCGTCGCCCGGCACATTGAAAAGATCATCATCGGAACCCGGCTGCGCAATCTGGATGAAGCCAAAGTGCTTTCGTTCATGGATTCAATCAAAGCGGTTGGTCTTAAAACCCCTATCACGGTTTATGGCGATGAGGCGGATGCGACGGTTCGCCTTAGCGCCGGCGGTCATCGTCTGGAAGCGTGCACCAGGTTGGGCATGTCAACCATTCTCTGCTTTCATGAGCAGGGCGACGATACGGATCGCGAGCTATGGGAAATTGACGAGAACCTCATCCGCTCCGATTTGAGTGTCGCCGAGCGCGCTTTGTTCATGGCTCGGCGCAAAGAGCTGCATCTCATCAAGTACCCGGAAACGGCTAAAGGAGTTGCGCAGGCTCTGGCCTCAAACGCTGCGCAGGGACGTGGCGGACAAGTTGTCCGTGACGCCAAGTCGTTTGCCGCCGCAACTGCCGAGGCGACTGGTAGGGATGAACGTTCCATCCGGCGCGATGTCGAGCGTGGCGAAAAGATTTCCAAGTCCGCAATTCAGCAGCTCATCGGCACCCGACACAACAACGGGGTGACGCTCGATCATCTTAAAAAGATTGAGACGCCCGAAGCGCAGGAAAGCTATGTCCGCGCGCTGCTCGCTGCTGACAAGGCGGTGAAGGCGGAAAACAAGGTCGTTCGCAATGCCGAGCGCGCAAGTAGTCGGGCATCACGCCTTCGGATGATCAGCCTGATTGCTGAGCAGGGCCGCAGGTCCACGGCCGAAATGCCGCGTGCGGCGTATTCGGTTGGTTATGCTGATCCGCCATGGAAGCAAGAGGCTTGGAGCGACGAAACCGGGCAGGACAAGGGGCTTCCTTACCCTCCTATGCCGGTAGAGGAAATCAAGGCGCTCTGCGCTGGCGACAAGTCGCCGTTTACACGCGATGCGGTGCTTTATCTTTGGGTGACCGCCAATCGCCTGCCTGACGGCATCGCCGTGCTTGAAGCTTGGGGCTTTGAATACGTCACCTGCATGGCTTGGGACAAGGTCAACATCGGCATGGGTCGATGGGTTCGGGATCGTCACGAACTGCTGTTGATCGGCAAGCGCGGCTCCATTTCGATGGCGCCTTTAGAGGGCACCCAGCCAGCCAGCCTACACTGTGAGGCCAAGACCGAGCATAGCCGCAAACCAGTTTGGTTCGCCGAGCAGATTGATAGGTTGTGGCCCGATCTGCGCAAGCTTGAACTATTCCAGCGCAAAGAAAGTCTGGCCGAAAGCGATATCCGACTCAACGGCCTATGGGATTTTTGGGGCAATCAAGCCGGCGCGCCGGAAGGCGGTGCGGCATGAACGCTCATGTTGGTGCACTTTTCGCAAGCACGCTTTTGGCCGCAACGCCTGCCATCGGCCCAAATGGACCGTACATCATAGACAGCTTCGCGGGTGGCGGCGGCGCTTCGACGGGCATTGAGCAAGCGCTTGGCCGGTCGCCAGACTATGCCATCAATCACAATGCTCTGGCGCTTAGGCTGCATGAGGAAAATCACCCGAACACAATTCACCTTTCGGAAAACGTCTACAAGGTCGATCCGCTAGACCATCTGCGCGGCAAGCATATTGGACTGGCGTGGTTCTCGCCTGACTGCAAGCACTTCAGCAAAGCCAAGGGCGGCAAGCCTGTAGAGCGGAATATCCGTGACCTTTGCTGGATCATTCCCGGCTGGATTGAACGCATCCAGAAAAGCGGCGGCAAGGTCGATGTCGTCATGATGGAGAATGTCGAGGAATTTAAGGATTACGGCCCGCTCATCATGACCCCGCGCGGCCTAATGCCTGATCCTGAAAAGAAAGGGCAAAGCTATCGGAAGTGGTGCAAGGCCATCCGCAAGCTTGGGGGCAAAATGGAAAGCCGCGAGCTGCGCGGGTGCGACTATGGCGCGCCGACGATTCGCAAGCGGTTGTTCATCATCATTCGTTTTGACGGCCAGCCCATCGTCTGGCCGGTGCCAACGCATGCCCGTCCGGATGATCCGGAAGTAATTGCCGGCCGCAAGCTCCCGTGGCCTATCGTCGGTGACTGCATCGACTACAGCATTCCTTGCCCTTCGATCTTCGACACATCCAGCGAAATCAAGCAAAAGCACGGCGTCATCGCAAAGCGTCCTTTGGCTGATAATTCACTGGCACGGGTTGCGCGGGGTTTTGACAGGTTCGTGTTGCGGGCCGGCCGTCCGTACCTGGTCAACCTTACACACGGCGGTCGTGTCGAGGATTTGGGTCAGCCGGCGCGCACTATCACGGGCGCTAAGAGAGGGGAAAAAGCGCTTGTCGCTCCTGTCCTGACCTATGCCCAGCAGGGCGGCGCTAATCGCTCTGTCAAGACGCCAGCGCACACGATCACAGCCAGCGGCAAAGATCAGAATGCCGTCATCTGCGCGTTCATGGCCCAGCACAATAACGATAGCCGGCGCATCGGGGGGGTAAATCCGGGGCGGCCGGCGTCTGCGCCTTTGTCGGCCGTCACTCAAACCGGAAGCCATCAGCAGCTCGTAGCCGCATACGTGGCGCGGGATTTCGGAACCTCTACCGGCCACAGCATGAAACAGCCTTGCGGCACTGTAATGCCGGAAGGGCAGGGCAAAAGCCGTCTGATACTGCCGTTCCTTCAATCCTATTACGAGACTGGCGAAGGTTCGCGCGGCGATGAGCCGATGCGGACCGCGACTTGTAAGGCGCGCCACGCTCATCTTGAGGCAGAAATTGGCATTCCGCCATTCACGGAGGCGCAAGCAGCTCGCGCGCGGCAGGTGGCGGATTTCATGCGGTCCCATGGCCTTTGGGATGATCGCGAGTTCGTCACGCTGGATATCGACGGCCTGACATTTGTTGTTGTCGATATCGGCATGCGTATGCTCACGCCCCGCGAGCTTTACACGGCGCAGGGCTTCCCGGCTGATTACAAGATCGATGGTTACTATGATCGCTCGCAGATAGGCCATAATGGCGGCCCGGCGTGGGTTCCCTTCACAAAGGAAGTGCAGATTTCCTGTGTTGGAAATAGCGTTTGCCCGCCCGTGGCAAAGGCGCTCGCGGCGGCAAACTGCAATCACCTCGCGGTCAAGGCGGTCGCCGCATGAGGGATCATCAAGCCGAACAACGGAAGGTTGATCGGGTTCGCTACCTCGCGGACCGGCTGGCCGGCGATAAATGGGTTGTCGAAACCGACAATGAGCGGGTGCACCTGGTCTCGTTTCGCCACATGGACGAAGCGACCATTATCGCAACCTTCAGCAAGGATGCCTTGTCACACGAAATCGAGCTGGTCGCGCTCGGCCTCGATGTCGCTCGACTGCTTCTCGATGTTGGTGAAAGGGCCGGCAAGATCATCGCCGCCCTGCGCCGCGCCTTGGGCCATGAGGACCGCAAGGAACGCGAAAAGAACTACGCGGCCAATGCAGCCATTACGGCGAAAGAACCATCGTTCTGGCGCTTCCTAGAGGCCACCACGGCGGGCGGTCAGGTCCGAACGCAAACGGCGGCCGATACGCGGCTGAAAAGCGTTCTCGCGATCAGTTCCAAAAATCAACTCAACGAAGACACGCAAGCGGCCCGCAGATGGCTCGATCTGCGCCGCGCTTACGAAAACTGGAAAGGGTGAAATCGAGCATATGTCGGGGATTAAGGACAGAAAATGAGCGAAAACAGAACACGAAAGGAGCAATCGCGGATGTGGCGGTGGCGTTGGGCAATCGGTAATTCCGATCTGCCGGCGACGACGCGCGACGTTCTGCGCGTGCTCTCCGAATTCATGAACCGCGAGGGCGACCGTTGCTTTCCTCCCATTGGCGACCTGGTCGAAAAAAGCGGGCGTGACCGCAAGACAATCCGGATTCATCTGCGTGCTGCCGAAGAAAAAGGCTGGTTGCGGGTGGAAAGCGCTGGGATGAAGGGTCAAAAATGGCGTCAAAAGAAGTACGTTGCACGCTGGCCAGACGGCTACAGCCATCCAGAATTATTGCAGCAAGGTGGCGGCGTCATGCCCTCACCTTATGACGATGCCAGCACTGGCGAGGTGGGGGAATTGCGCCCCGAAGCTGGGGGCGCTGCGCCCCATAAGCTGGGGGCAGAGCGCCCCCTCTATAATAACTCTCCACTTACCTCTCCAATTAACTCTCCAGAAAGAGGCGCGGGCGAGCGCGCACTGACGCCAACAGAGCGAAAGCGGATAAACCGCGAGTTTGAGCGGTGGAAACCGACTTGGCCGCGCCACGAAGATTACAGCCGTGACGAGGCGAAAGCCGAATGGGACAAGCTGGCTGACGCGGATCGGCGTGACTGCATCCGCTTGACGCCATCGTATCTCAGGTGGATTGAGGGCAGGGTGAAGCCCTACAGCCCAGCCATCTACTTGCGAAAAAAGGCATGGAAAGAGCTGCCACCCGCGAGTGGTCCGGTTGCGAAAGTGCCGGCAAAATCATTTTCCAATCTCTGGATGGCGACATGGCTTGAAATGCTTTTGACGGCCTCAAACCAGCCAATCCGGTTGGCGCCTATCGAAAAGATCATGGTCGATTCCGGCCAAAAGTCTTTTGAGGAAATCAGCCGCAATAAGCTGATTGACTACTGCGCAAGCGTTGTCGAGGGGATGCTTTTTGCCGCCAGACGGCGCGAACCTTGGCGATGCTCCACGTTTTTGGAGCCGATTTCCGAACGGTTCCAATGGGTCGCGCCTGATAGCGAGCTGCTGGCGGCGTGGAAGCGTCTGCACGAACGTCGATGCTGGCCGTGGTTCTCATGGGTGCCGCCTATGGGCATGCGCTTTCCGCCCGTCGATCCGGACGAAACCAATCTCGATACGGCTGTTGAGGCCGCTATCACCGAATTTGAAACACAGATTAGCAAGGTTTGACGCGGATGCGGGGAAAGAAATCAGGGGCGCAAGTGGACGTTTGCGCACAAAGCGAGCCATCGGAATGGCAAAAAAGGCGCATGACGCGACGGCTCCGACTTGCAATGCAGCAACTCAGCGCCGCCGCCATGGCGCGTTTCGAGGATGAGCCGACAAGGGCAAAATGGTTCTGCATGGCGGTCTTTGGGGGCCGGGAACTGACGCTCGAACAAAACCTCAAAGATGCCGGCGTTGACGTTTTCGTGCCACGCGAGCGTTGGACGGCTGTGAAAAAAGGGGTGAAGGTCGAAGGCGAAAGCGCGCTTCTGCCCGGTTACATGCTGGTTAGGGTGCTGCCCTCGGCCGAAGCGTTCTTTGGGCTGAAACTGCAAGAGGGCGTGGTGGATTTCGTGGGCGGTTCCACGGGCTATTACGAAGTCCGGCTGGCTGATGTTACGAAGCTGAAGGCCATCTGCGACACGAACGATGTAAGCCGCATGGCCGTTGATCGTTCGATAGGGCAGGGCAGCAAAGTTCAAATCACCCACGGGCCTTTTGCCGGTCATGATTGCGTCGTGGTGCAGGTAACAGCCGCCAGAAACGCCAGAGCAACCGTTTGGATTGAGGCTTTTGGGGATCGTTTAAAGCCCGTCACACTGCCGCTTGCATTTCTGAAAAAGGTGTGAGAGTCATTTGGGCAACGGATATTTCGGATTCGCCACCCTCATATGCCAGCGCTAGACGCTGCCAAAGCTAACCAGACGGTTACAGGGAACAGGCGATCCGGAACCCAGCCTTGCCGGCCTCGCTTCTGAGGCATCGAGTCAGGGTCGGTGCGATAGCTATGTTTTCAGAAGGCGACCTTAACCGGTCGCCTTTTGCGTTTGTATAGGGGTAATTTCCCGGAGGCACGGCCATGTCTGGTGTTTTGACGATCAAATGGGCCGACAGAAACCTTGCCAAGTACGGCAAGCGCCTTCAGGCGCTGAATGCGCAATTCCCGAAAGTCTTGCCGCGCATCGTCAACCAGGTGGGCAACCGCTCGAAAACGGTTGTCATCCGTGAGCTGACGAAACAGACCGGCTTGCCAAGGCAGGTTATCGTCAAGGCTATTGGCAATCCTGCGGCAGCTCGGCCCGGTCGGTATGTCTACGATATGACGACGCGGGGCGGAAACATTCGCCTCAAGTATCTTCGGCCGAAGGAAACGCCGGCTGGCGTGGTGGCAAGGCCATTCGGCAAGGCAACGCTTTACCCCGGCACTTTCATGCGGGGCGGCTTGTTCCCGGATCGCAAAGAGGTTCCGAAGTTCAACGGGCACGTTTACTACCGGCTGAATTCGTCGGGCAGTAAAATCACCTTCGCGCGGTCGGGTGTCTTCATTCCCGTGGAAATGTCCACGGGCGCAACAGCCGCCGCCTTCCATCGGATCGCCGCGCCGCTCCTCGATCAACGTGTCTCGGCGGTGCTTGATAAGCTGGTCCCGTGACTCTTCGACCCTGCCCCCTTTGAGGGGCGGCACCCCCCACCCCCCCCATTTAGGGACCGTATTCGAAGAAAATCGACCATACGGGACAGGGGTACTGCGGGATTTCACTAGTTGCACTTTCGAAAAGCGGTACACGCATACACGCACGATGCACGCACGCTTGCACGGATGGATTTGATGGACGAAGACTGGATTTCCATCACCGAAGCGGCGGCGCGATTGACGCAATCCGGCGACAAGGTGGACCGCTCGACGCTCTCCCGTTACCTCAAGCAGCACGCGGAAGCGTTGCCGCTTCGCGAAGACGGAAAGTCGAACAAGGTTGATTACATCGCCCTAGTCGAACATCGGTCTGGCAACATCCGCATCCGCTCTGCCCCGGCCGGGACGCTTTTCAGTAGCGTGGCCAGTCCGGCACCTGCCTCGGGCAGCATCCAAAGCCGCAACAAAACGCAAGCCGATGGCAGCGCGCGCAAGGCGCTCGCCGAAGCGGAGCTGAAAGAAATGGACCTCGCCAAACGGCGGGGTGAACTCACCACCGTCGATGAAGTCGATCAGGCCGGGCGCGATGCGGTTGCCCTGATGCAAAGCGCATTCGAGCGCGCCATCGAGCCGGAAGCCGCAACGCTCTCCCTCAAATTCGGCTGGGACGAACGAACCGTTCGCCTCGCCCTGAAGGGCTTCGCGAAACTCGGTCTGGCGACCTTCAATGAGCAGGTGACAAAGCAGCTTGAAGCGCTGAAGCGCCAAGCCGAAGGCGGTGAACTCGTTCAGCAAGAGTAATCAGGGCGGGCTTAACAGTGACCATTCACAATGCGCGCGCACGATTTCCAGAGCTTACCCATGGCGCATTGGTCCTCTTTCGCGGAATGGCCGCCGCCAGCCGGCCGACTGAAGACCTGACGATCAGCGAATTTTCTGACGCTTATCGCAAGGTGTCGCCGGAATCGGGTTCCCCGTGGCCGGGTGACTTCCTGACGGACCGCGTTCCATATCTGCGCGAGCCGCAAGATTGCCTGCATCCGGATCATCCGGCGCGGCGCGTGACGTGCCGCTGGGCCGCCCAGCTCGGCAAATCGACCGCAATTGAAAACTGGTTTTGCTTCATCGTGGATCAAGCGCCCGGCTCGATGATGATCGTGCTGCCGACGCTGGAAGAAGCGACGAAGTTCAACCGCATCAAATTGCAGCCGACAATCGAGGTATCGCCCCGCATCGCTCACAAGGTGTTGCCGGTCAACAGCCGCGACGAACAGGGCAGCACGTCAGCGTTCAAGCGTTACGCCGGCGGCTTCTGTCAGATCGTCAATGCAGGTTCTTCCAAGGGCTTGCAGATGGTGTCCATCAAGTATCTGGCGATGGACGAAGTCACGGGCTACCCGGCCGATGTTGACGGTCGCGGCAGTCCTCGCGATCAGGCGCGGGCGCGTCAGAAGATGTACGGCGATCTTGCCAAGGAATGGCAGGGATCAACGCCGGGCATCGCTGGCGAATGCGCCATTACCGAAGACTTCGAGGCTGGCGACCAGCGTTACCGCTACATGCCCTGTCCTCATTGCGGCACCTATCAGGCGCTCGAATTCGATCAGATGCGCGGTCCCGATGCGGAGCGCGGCTTGCCGGTCCACATTCGTTGCCTCGGGTGTAACGAACCGATCCTTGACGGCCACAAGCGCCAAATGGAAGAACAGGCGCACTGGATCGCGCGGCGTGTTCAGGAGGATGAAAATCCCGTGCCGTTCGCGATAGCGCCGGCCGATCTGCCGAAATGGCTATGCCCTCCGCTAGAGGGCAGGTGCCGAGACTGGCAACCGAGCTATCACCTTTGGGCGGCTTATGCGCCGCGCGAAAAGTGGTCCGAAATCTGGAAGCGCTGGAAAGACGCCGAAGGCAACACCACAAAGCTGAAGACGTTCTATCAGCAGGATTTGGCGTTGCCATATGATCCGGGCGGCGAGGAAATCGATCACGAAAAGATCGTCCAGGCCGCTCGCGACGAGGCCATACCGAACAACGTCATTCCCGAATGGGCGGCTCTGCTGGTCTCGGCGGCTGACGTTCAAGGCTACGGCATCAAGTGGGGCGTCTACGCCATCGGCCCGCGTGGGCAACACTGCCTTATAGACCGCGAGGTTTTCGAGGGATCGCCCGACAAGTCGGACGAACCTTGGATCAAGCTTTCGGATGCGCTCTCGCGGACCTATGTCACGGCGAGCGGTAATGAAAAGAGTATCGACATTTCCGGTGTCGATACCGGTTGGGCAACGGATCGCGTTTACCGGTTCTGCGCCGGCCGGCCGAATGTGCTTGCCCTCGACGGTCGCGAACCCATCGGCCTGCCATGGCTCGGAACGCCGAAAAAGAAGGATATCAAGGACCATCGCAACCGCGTGATTGCGAAAGTCCTACTATATCCGGTCGGCCTCTACGATGTGAAAACTGCCGTTACCGCCGCTCTCGCCAACCTGGTGCAAGGCGTCGGCGAGGATAAACAGTGGCCACGGGGCACCATCCATTTCGCCGCCAACCTTTGCGACAGTGAATTCGCTCAAGAGCTGACGGCCGAACGGCTGGTCGATGAGGCCGAAGAGGCGCGAACCAGCCTCAAGCGCAGCTCTAAAAAGCTGGTCAGTCCAAAAGCCGGGCGCAAATGGAAAAAGATCAACGGTCGCCAGAACGACTGGTTTGACGTGACTGTTTACGCCTACGCACTGGCTTGGCACCTCGAAAACAAGCGCCGGCTGACAACGGACCGCTGGGCCGATTTGCTCCGTGATCTTCACGGCACACCGGAACAGATCAACGACTTGTTCGACCTGGCCGACGAAAGCCCCTTCAGCAAGCAAAAACCGAAACCAGCGCAAGCAACCGGCAAAAAGTCGCGTCAGCGCAAACGTTGGGGGTCATACTCTTGAGTGAAAAACCTCGCCATCGCGTCAAGGCAAATTCGGTTCGGGTAACTGCCCCGGCCGCAAACAAGCCGCTGGCGCGAAAGATGACTGCGCGGTATCTGCGCGGCGACACGGCAGGAACCCTTGCCATGCGCCGCGCCGTCACGCGCGATGCCCGGCTCGATGTTCGCGAGTCGGCCGAACGCGCCTCGGCGCTTGCCTTCGACTTCATGCAGAACAGCGGCTGGATATCGGGCGCGGTTCAACAGATCATCACCGACACCATCGGCGACGAACTGAAACTCAATCTTCGCTCCCAGCTCGAAGCCTTCGGCTACACCAAAAAGCAGGCCTCCGCGTGGTGCCGCAAGGTTGAACGGGCATGGCGGCGCTTTGCGTGGAACCCGAAGGAATGCGATCTCGCCGGCAAGGCGACGATTGCCGATATGGCAGAAGCACTGTTGTTGAGCTTTCTTGCCTCGGGCGAGGGCTTTGCGGTTCTCGATCATCTGCCCTTGGATGAACAACGCCGTCTCGGCTTGAAAACCGGCCTGAAGGTTTCAATTCTTGCTTCTCATCGTTGCCCGCGCACGACCATCGAAAGCGAGGGGCTTGATCAGGGCGTCTATCATGACGAACACAACCGGGCGATTGGCTACAAGTTCCGCGTCCGCAAAAACGGTATCGAGACCGATCGGACTATTGACGGCGCTGACGTTATCCATGTCATGGACCGCGCCGCGAACCTCAACAGCCCGCGCGGGATTTCGGTCATTGCGCCAGCGCTGAAGGTCATCGCACAGTCCGACCAGCTCGCGGATGCAACGCTGGCCACGGCGCTGATACAGACCATCTTCGCCGCGACGATCAAAAGTCCCGAACCCAGCGAATCCGCGTTTGACGCCATCCGGACGCTTTCCGATATGGAAGCGCCCGAGGGTTATGAGGGTGATTGGAACGAATTCATCGGCGGCCTGCAGGAAGACTTGATGGACGTTTGGGGCAATCGAATTGATGCCCTGAAGAACAAGGGCATTTCAATGTCCGAGTCCGGCCGCATCAATCATCTTGGACCGGGCGAAACTTTCGAGATGCATTCGGCAGCAACGCCGGGTTCGCAGTATCTGCCGTTCTTCCAAAGTCTCCTGAAGGAAATAGCCCGGTGCCTCGGTATCACTTACGAGGCGCTGGCCATGGATCATTCCAACGCCTCCTATTCGTCGGTTCGTATGGCCGTTGCCACCATCTGGCCTATCGTCATGCGTCGGCGCTCGCGGATCGTTGCCCCGTTCCTTCAAGGTGTTTTCGAGCGCTGGCTTGATGAGATGATCTTTCGCAAGATCATTCCATTCAAGGGCGGATATGCAGCCTTCAGCCGGGACCGCGAAAGCGTCTTCCAGTCTGAATGGAGCGGACCGGCTGCACCATCTGCCGACGATTACAAGGCGGCGCTTGCTGCCAAGGTTCGTATGGAAACGGGAATTTCCACTTTCCATGACGAATGCGCGCTCGTTGGCAGAAACGGCGAAGAACAGATCGCCCAGCTCGGCATCGAAAAGAGGATGTTCGACGCTGAAGGCGTTCCGCATCCGTTTGGCCGCTCGCAAGGCGGGGGCGGCGGGCCGCTTGGGGCTGCTGCCGAAGGCAACCGCGATCCAACAAAGGAGGCCGCCTGATGGCCGATAATGACGATCCTTTGAAGATCGACTGGTGCGCGCGCGCAGCCAAACTGCGCCGCGTCGAGGAAGCGTTGCTTACCGGCGAAATGATGACGGAAGGCCGCTTCGGCGAAGACATGATGCGCTATTCCACCGCCTCGCTCGACCAGGTGCAGCGCGCTTTGAATGAAGCCCTCCGCAATTGCCAGATTGCGCGCGGCGAGAAACCCAAAATTCGGCGACACGCTATCAGCGGTCGTTTCCGGCCCTACTGAGGTAATCCCAAATGGCTGCAATTCTTGAAGGCGGAAAGCTTCGGCTTTCCGGCTATGTCGGCGAGTATTACTACGATGACGGTTTTACCGCCGCTGATGTGATCGTTGCGCTCTCTCAGATCGACAGCGAGTCCGACCTCGATGTTCATCTGAATTCGGGCGGCGGCGTGGCGACGGAAGGCGCTGCAATCCACGCGCTGTTGTCGGCTCGCCCCGGCATCACGAATATTGTCATCGAAGGCATTGCCGCGTCGGCCGCCTCGCTGATCGCCATGGCTGGCGCAACCGTCACCATGACGGCCGGCTCCGTGATGATGATCCATGACCCGAGCGGTTTCACCTTCGGAAATTCCAGCGAGCACAGCAAGACAATCGAGGCGCTGGAAGCCTTGGCGACCTCTTATGCGCGCGTCTACGCCGCAAAGTCCGGCAAGAGCGCTGAAGACTGCCGCGAAATCATGAAGGCAGAACGCTGGTTTACCCCCGATGAGGCGGTTGCCGAGGGCTTCGCCGATGCGACGGCCACCACAAAGGCAAAGCCGGTTGCGGCCTTCGATTACAGCCTGTTTGCGCACGCGCCACAAAAACTGGTTGCGCTGGCGAAAACGAAGAAATGGTCGATGGCATCCAGCCATCCGCCGAAGACCCAAACGCCAAACCCTCCAAAGGAAACCACCATGACCGACGCAGAGCGCGCCGCGCTGCTTGAAACGGAAAACAATGGCCTGAAAGAACAGGTCGCGAAACTGACGGCCTCCGCGAACGACGCCGTTAAAGAGGCGCTTGACCGCCGCGCCGCCATCATGGCGCTGGATGAAGCCAAGGGCCGCGAGGCGCTTGCCGAACATTTGTTCAACGCCGGCAACACTGTTGAGGCCGCCAAGGCTACACTTTCCGTCGCGCCGAAAGCGGACGCCGGCGAGGAAGAATACCAGCCGCCGCGCCGCATGATGAATGCGGAAAACCTCAACCGCGAACCGAACGGCAAGCCGCAGGCCAAGGGCGGTCTGTCCGCCCGCATGGATGCCCGCGCCGCCAAGATGAAGAAGAGCTGATCGGCTCCGCGCGCCACCCCTGAAACTCCAATTCCTTTCGAAAGGAAAGAACCATGGGCACTTTGCCTGTCATGAAATTCCAGCAGACCCCCGGCATGTCCACGCTGCTGAAGAAGGAAGTAGATCCCGAAATCTCGCGTGCCGTTGGCACCCTGCTTGGCGGCACTGGCGGTAGCGCCCGCCTGGTCAAGCTCGGCCAGCTCGTCGGCCGGATCGCCGGAACCGAGGAAGCGCCGGCCGGCGACAAGCTCGGCAAGCTGGTCGCATGGGACCCGACCGCGACTGACGGTAGCCAGATCGTGCACGGCGTTTGCCTGAAGGACTGCGAAGCGCCGGAAGGCGTGGACCGCGTTGACGGTCTGCTCTATTCCCGTCGCTTCTCGGTTCTCAACCGTGCCAACATCGTCTGGCCCGCTGGCGTCACTGTCGAACAGCAGGCCGCCGCCATCGCAGATATCGAAGACCGCCTCGGCCTGATCCTGCGCGCCTGATCCACCCTTTCCATTAATAGCCGGCCTTTCAGCCTGCGCGCGCGGGACGCGATGTCCTGCGCCTTTTTCTTCACAAGGAACAATCGGCAATGCCTGAAATCTTGCTGCCTTACTCCAACGTTGAACTCACTGACGAAGTCAACAAACTGCCGAATACCTTCGGCCTCCTGAACGCGCTCAACATCGCGCCGAGCGAACCGAAGCGTTCGCGCATGGTTCGCATCGACTTCCGCGACGGCCAGATCGTCGTTCTCTCGCATCAGGAGCCGGGTGCACCTGGTGAGGTTGCCGGCGATGATGACCAGAACGGCATGATCATTGCGATCCCCCATTTCACCCACTTCGAAAACATCCTTGTCGGCGATATCGACGGCATGCTCGAAGTGGTCAACGGCGAAATCACCGAGCGCTCGCTCGACGCCGAGCTTGAACGCAAGCTTGTCATCATCCGTAAGAACCACGCGATTACCCGCGAGTTCCTGCGGCTGGGCATGCTCCGCGGCGAAATCAAGGACGGCAAGCTTCGCACGCTCTACAATCTTTACGACACGTTCGGCGTCGAAAAGAAGGAAATCGATTTCGCGCTCGGGACGGCCGCTACCGATGTCCGCGCCAAGTGCGAGGAAGCAAGCGACCACATCATCAGCAATGCCAGAGGCGAAACGGTCGGCGCGGTGGAAGCCGTGGTCGATACGAAATTCTTCTCCAAGCTGATCTCGCATGCCAAGGTCGAAAAGTTTTGGGTGCAGGCGAATAATTCAGGCCTTCATACAACGCTCGAACGCCAGCGCCTCGGCGGCAATTGGGGCCGCGTCTTCGAATTCGGCGACATTCTCTTCCGCGAGTACAAGGGCGGTCTGCCGGTCAAAGCGAACGATGGCGCTATCTCGACGGTCAAGAATGTGGATGACAACAGCGGCACGGCCTATCCGACCGGCACGCAATCCATGTTCCGCACCTATGACGGCCCGGCGTATCATATCGACCGCGTCAATCAGGCGCCTACGGAAGGTGAAGACGGTTCGATCTTCATCTCGACTAAGGTTCTCGATCACGGAACCGGCCTCGAAATGAAATCGCAGTCCAACATGCTGGCCATCTGCAAGCAGCCTGACTGCCTGGTGCAGCTCAAAACCAGCAACTGATCATCAACAAACGTCCGGTCGCCAGCTCGGCGGCCGGGCCCACTCCATGGGGATTGCCATGCCGGTTGCTTCTTCCTTTCGGGCCGCGCGCGATGCGATTGTGTCCGGAGTCGACCAAAGGTTTGCGGAGCGCATTCGCCTGTCGCCCATGAAAAACGAGAAAGCCGATCTGGACCGGCCGCAAGTCGTCATCATGGCGGTTCTGCGGACTGGCGACGAAAAGGACGGGCCACTCGATGTCAGCGGCGGCCGCTCCCTGCACTCGCGGATCGCGGCGGGAAAAGCGGCTCTCTACATCGACCGCACTGAGCACCCCGATATTGTCCTTCGCAAGAAAGACAAGTTGCGCGCCTTGGATCGGCCGGGCGAGCCTGTCTTTGAAATTTCCACGGTCGATGACCGAAATCACACCCGGCTGATTGCCGGACTTAATCAAGCCTGACGCTGGTAGGTGCCATGTCTCTTGTTCGTATTGCCCTCCGCATCTGCGCCGTTCAAGCTTTCAAGGGCCGCACTCTTGTTGGCGACAATGTTCTCGATAGCGAGATTGGCGCTTTGGAAACCAGCTCTGCCGGCGAGCTTAAAACCCCGCAGGAAAAGCAATTCGTTTCGGTCTATACCGACGACAGCAAACAGGTGAGCGGCCTTGAATTGCGCTCCCTGATCGCCAGCGGTGAAATCGATCTGGTTTTTGAAGCCGGCGTTGCTTCGCCGCACCTGATGACCGATCCGCTTACGGATGAAAAGGTCATCATGAATGGCCTTCCTGCGGCCGACGCCAACTTCGAATTCTATCTCGATATGACGCTTCGCCAGATTGCCGATGCGCTGGCTGATCCGGACAATGAGTGGGCCGCGATATTCAACAGCCTGATTTTGCGGGTCGAGAAATGCCAGCGCGCGCGTATCAGCGGCGACACGAACGGCGTTCGGTTGGCGGCGCATCAGATGAAAATGACTGTTGCCGCCATTGCCGAGCCGGTCGCGGGCCACCCCCTGAAGCCGGGAACGCCAATGGCCGCATTCTTCGCCAAATGCGAAAGCGACCTGGTGCACCGCGAGCCGGACATGGTCAAAAAGATCGCACTCATGAAAGCGCAGATCGCCGGCAAAGATGGAGAACTGGCGGCGGCAATGCGGCGCTATGGCATGACACACAATGAAGCCGATGCCATGCTGCTGACGCTTCCGGATGGGGGTTCGCCATGAAAGGTGCCGAGTGGCTGGCCCACCATATCGAGGAACTGAATTACCGGATTGCCGATATCGAACGGCGCGAGCGCAACCGTCGCCGAAAGGGCAAGATTGCCGAAATCAGCGACGACAAGAGCAGGTATCGCGTCGAGCTGTCTCGGCAGGGTGAGGAACCTTACCTGACGCCATGGATCAAGGCGCGCACTCTTTCGGCCGGTGGCGTCAAGGTCGATGTGCTTTACAGCGTCGGCGAGCAAGTGGACGTGGTTTCGGAAAGCGGCGATCTCGCAGACGCGCAGATCGACTTCTCGACCTATAGCGACGAGAATGCCCGCGAAAACAGTGACACGCCGTTCCACGTCAAGATCGGCGACACCGTCATCGAGGCGACGGGCGGCCTTGTGAAAGTCACCGCCGAAAAGGTCATTGTGCAATCCGATAACGTGCAGCTCGGCGGCGACGGCGGCAAGCAGGTCGCGCGGATCGGCGACAAGGTGCGCGTAGCGAGCGGATCGTCTGCCGGCTTGTGGCCGATTGTCGAAGGCTCGGAAAAAGTCTTCGCGATAGACTGAGGAACCCCCATGAAAAATTACAAGGTTCGCACCGGCTGCGAGATTGCCGGGCGCTGGCGTGATGCCGGCGAACCCATCCAACTGTCTGCCGATCAGGCCCGCGAGCTTGCGCCGCCCTTCGGCGATGTCGTCTCGCTAATCGATGAAAAGGGGAAAGAGGATGCCAAGCTCAACAGGCGTCAACGCCGCAACCGGCGCACCCCTGACTGATTGGGATCACACCCAGCAGTCAATTGACAAAATCCTCAACACGCCGATTGGCGCGCGCGTCATGCGGCGTGATTTCGGCTCAGAACTGCCGGACCTGGTCGATGCGAAGATGACGCGCCGCAACGTGCTGGCGCTCTATTCCTCGGCCGCAATCGCAATTCAAAAATGGGAACCGCGTTTTCGGATGCGGTTCGGAAAAGTCAGCCGTGCCGATGCGAGCGGCAAAATCTCGCTGGAAATCTTCGGCGTCTATTATCCTCTCGGCCATCGCGGCGATTATTCCATTGCGGAAGATCAAAGCACGCGGGTCGTCATAGCGGGCAGATCATCATGACACTTGCTGTTTACGCGCCGGCCGCCATCGACGTTTCGCGCCTGCCGGCTCCGGATGCCATCGAGGCGCTGGATTTCGAAACACTCTATTCGGCCTTTAAAGTCCGGTTTCTGGAATTCTGGAACCAGATGCGCGCCATCAATCCGGCCTTGCCGGTCTATGACGTGCAAAACCTCGAAACCGATCCTGCTGGCATTGTCGGCGAAGCGTGGTCTTATCTGCGCTTGATGGATCGCCAGCGCGTCAACGATACCTTTCGGTCGCTGCTGGCGGCCTATGCAAAGGGTAGCAATCTGGAAGCCATCGCGGCCGGCCGCAACATCGTCCGTCTGGTCGTGGCCCCTGCTACGCCCAGCTCGGCCGCCATCATGGAAAGTGATGACGCCTTGCTTCGCCGCTATCTACTGTCGTTCGATCTGCCGGCTGCTGGTTCGGCCGGCCGCTATCTGTTCGATGCCTGGACGGCGTGGCCGCAATCCGCTGACAAGTCGTTAGGGCTTTGGGATGCGCGAGTGAATGGCCGGGCGGTCCACGGCCGGCGCGGCGATACGGATGTCGTCATCGCTGGCCCGATGGGCAGGCTTCCGACAGATGCCGAGCTGGCCATTATCCGGGCTGCTGTCACGCATCCGGACCGCGCGCCTGAAGCGGTAGCCATTTCAGTCATGGCGGCCGGCCGCACCGAATATGCGGTTTCGCTCTCGCTCGAAATCGTGGCCGCCCGCGCCAGCGCCGGCGTCATCAAGGCGGAAGCCGAAAAGCGCATCATCTCGGCGGCAACTTCCCGCATCCTGATTGGCGGCGAAATCCCGGAAGCCCTGCTTTCCGGCGCTGCCTTTGGCGATGGCGTGATCCGGGTGCGCGATCTTGCGCCCGTTGTCATCGAGCCTGACCCGTACAAGGTGCCCGTCATGACCAGCCTTGATGTTCAGATCGAGGTGCGGGCATGAGCGATGTAGGCGTTTTGCTTCCGCCATCGTCGGAAGAATTCGAGAAGGCGCTTGCCGCCGCAATGTCGGATGACTTGCCGATCCCTTACGCCGAGCTGATGAACCCATACCTGACGCCGGCGCGGTTCCTGCCTTGGCTTTCCGTGCATCATTCGGTCGATCTCTGGTTTGACGATTGGACCGAAGAGCGAAAGCGGGAAATGATCGCGCAATGCGCCGGCGTTTCCACGCTTTACCCGGCGTCACCTTTGGCGGCGCTGAAAGGCACCCTCGCGGGACTGAAACGCTATCTCGCCTTTGTCGATGCGGAGATTGTGGATCGCATCGCACATCCGAGCCGCTTCACCTTCGGCCGGGCGGTGATCGGGCGAACGCCCATCGCGCATAAGCCATTCGTCGCGCACTACCTGGTGCGCGTCACGCTGACCGCCCCGAAGAACCGCTTCCAGATCGGCCGTAGCGCCTTCGGGCGGGCCGCAATTACGCCGGTAAACCTTGAACCCATCCGCCGCGCCAAGCTGGCCATGACCACCGCCAAAACGCCGGAAACGCTCTACTCCGTTTCCTTCGCATGGCGGCGCGGCATCACCTTTGACGACAACATCTTCATCGACGGAAGCCATGCCCTCGGCGGTTACATGGACCGCAAGCGGCTGGATTGAGGGAAACAGACATGCAGAGAACCGCTTTTTCTGAAGCCGAAATCGCCGATCACGCCGATTTCGAAGCCATCGGTTTGCAGGGGCAGGAGGCCACGGACAATCTTTGGCTTGACGCCATCGGCTATCCCGCTCATTGGGCCGCCTTCACGGTGGCGAAAAAATCCGCGCAGGAAATCACGGTTTCGGCCGGCCGCTATGTCGCCGGCAAGATCGTTTACGCGCACGAAGCGCCAGCCAACATGAATCTGCAGCTTCATATTCCCGTCGCTGCATCGGACCAGCGCTGGGTTGCCGTCCTTCTGCGCGGCCGCGAAGTCACCGATACTGCAACGCGACCCTTCGAAACATCCGACGATCCTGAAACCAGTGTCATCGTCAACCGCACAACGCCGAAGACCATCCGCCGCGTCGTTGACCTGATTGTGCAGCCGGGCGAAGCAAACCCGGTTCCGGTCAAGCCGCTCGTTGATTCCACGGATGCCTGTATTGCGTTCGTTCTGCTGAAATCGACCGGTATCGACGCCATAGAGCCGGGCAACAGTTCCCGCGTGAAAACCCTCTTTGAAGTAGAGGGCCGCGTCACGGCGCTGGAAGTCGATCTCGATGGCCTCTTCATGCGCACCGAGACGATTGAAACGCAGATCGTCAACATCACGGCCGAGCTAACGCAAATTCCGCGTCGTGAAGTTATCCGTCAGATGCAGCGCGATATCGGCGCTGCCCGGCTGAAAGTCGATTTGCCTGATGAGGCGCGTGCCTATGTCTTCGATGACGGTCTGATTAACGACCGCTGGGACATGGCGCATGTGGATTGGCTGGCCCGTATTGAAGAGGGCATTCGCTTTGGCTTCGCTGCTGAAGCGCAAGCGCGCCTCGAAGTGCAGGCTGAAGACGATCCGAAGATTGCCTTTCGTGAGCGCCGCATGGTGCCAGCCTTTGACGAGGTAACGCGCATCGCCAACACAGCGCTGGATGGCTCGCTCAATATCTCGCAGTTGGTGCACACGCAAACCACGCTCGTCCGCAAGGAGGCGTCCCGCATCCGGATTACCTATGGCCCGACTATGCACGCTTGCGAAAACGCGGCTGGCTGGTCTGGCCTCGGCGGCGATGCGCGCGTCGGGCAGATGCTCAATGTTGGCGGTGAAACGTTCGAAGTCGTCTATCGCGACGCGAACTATGGACCGGGGCACCAGACCTATGGCGTTCGGCAAATTCGCCAAGAAATCTATAGCGAGCCTTATTGGGAGTATGTGACCGAAGAGGTGGGCATCAACGGCTCGATCTATGGGCAAACCTTCCTTGTCGCCCAGCCCATGCAGATCACCAGCCTCGATCTGTCATTTGCTCGGGTCGATAGTGACGGCGATGTGCATGTCTTCATCGTGGAAACCACGACTGGCGGTGCGCCACGTTTCGATGCGGTGCTGGCGCAAGGCACATTGAAGCATGCCGATCTGGTGGTTGGCTGGAACCGGGTTGTCCTGCCGATCACCTTGCTCGAAAGCGGCAAGCGCTATGCATTCGTAACCGTGACGACAGGCGCGCATGCGCTGCATGTTTCGGCCGCGAACAAGTATACGGGCGGTACGCAGTTTCTCACGACAGACGGCGCATTCGCGCAGGGATCAACGGAAACGGATATCTGCTTTCGCCTGAATGCCGCCCGCTACCGCAGCCCGCGCACGGTTATTCCGATGCAGGCTTTGAACCTTGCGGACGGCATGACGCAAATCGACATGCTGTTTGCTGGTTGGGTGCCTGGTGGCTGCAAGCTTGGCTGGGAAATCAGGCCGTCCGGCTCGGCTGTATGGACGGAGCTGGATGACGGTGACCCTTCGAAAAATCCGCTTGTTGGTCTACCGGCCTCGGTAGAGCTGCGCATGGTCATGATGGGCACGGCAGATTTGCAGCCGATGATCCAGCTCGACCAGAAAGCGGTTTCAAGGGTTGCCCGCAATCGCAACACCATGCGAGCCGTCACGAAAAGCTTTCCGTTCGGGTTCGCGACAACCAGCATCCAGACGCAATACACGCTGGATAGCTTCGATCCGGATCGCCACACGTTTACGCCCGCCATCATGGTGGGCAACGCGGTGGTTAACCCAACCACAACCGAAATCACGATCGATCCGCAGATGCCTGCGCGTCGGACCTATCTTTCCACCTACATGCTCGGCGCATCGGCGACTGCCGCCCGCATGCGCCCTGCTGCCACCACAAACAATGTTGCGTCCGTACCATTCGTGCAGGACGCATTCATTGCCGCACTTTAAGGAGTTCCCATGGCCTTCAAGATCGACACGGAGAAATCCTACGATGTGAAACTCTCTCGCATCGTGAAGTGGGGGCGTTTCACCTTCTACCCCCTGAACGAAATCAACATGCGCGGTGAGCTGGTGGCGGCAATCATCGCGCAGGAAGGCGACGAGGTGCTTGATTATGCCAGAGAGGTCTAACGGCTATCAGGTGCCCTCATACCCCAAGACACTCATCGACCGCATTCTGTGGAATTTTACCATGGGGGATGTCGATGAGCGCCTTCGGGTAGTTGAGGCGCGCGCGGCATCTTTCACAGAACTTGAAGAGCGGGGCATTCAAGCCTCGCTTGATTACATTCAGGTCAATGTCGCGCCGCAAATTGCCACCCTGCAAACCAAAATCACTTTGGCGCAGGAACAGATCGACCAGATCATCGTCGGCGGAAAGGCACCCGACACGCTGAAGTTTGGCGGGCAGTTGCCGGCCTACTATGCGACGACAGAAGGCTTGGAGAGCCTTCAGGCAAGCCTCTCCGAGTACATGCGCAACGACCTGCTGAACCAGCCGGAAGGCGTGGCTCCCCTCGGGGTCGATGGCAAGGTGCCGTTGGCTAACCTCCCGGCATTGACCACGACCGCTACGGTGGGCGCAGCCATTGCAGGCGCAAACGGACTGGCAACGCCCGATGATGGTGACGCCTTCGTAGGTGTGAAATCCGGCGCGTCTACCATGTTTCGAACGACATGGGGGAACATCAAGGCGGCACTTACCGCCTTGTTCGATGGGCGATATCTGAGGCTTCTCGGTGGTGTCGTTGACGGCTCCGTCACGATCCAGCCCTCAGCCAACGCGGCTATGCTCGAAATGCGAGCCTCAGCAAACGCCGCCTGCCTGATCGACTTTTCGCCGAACGGCTATGGCGGTGATTTCAACTGGCGGATCATCGCGCAGCCAAACAACAACGAATTCGACGTGTTTCATAACGGAACGCATCGCTTCCGAATTCGCAATGATGGACACGTTTGGACCTCGGCTTACGGCTGGCTTAGTGAGCGTTTCGCAGACCGTGGCGCGCGCGTCCAGCGCGAGGGCGGCATATGGGAGTTCGGATCAATTGACCCGAATTACAACGCCCGCACTACCGATGCCCCAGCGCCTTACGTTCTGGTCGGGCTGCGCAGTTCGAACGGTACGAATGTCATCAATCTGCGTGCCGAACTGTTGAGGAATAACTGATGAGCGATCCGTATAGCACCGATGATTTGCCCTACGATTTGTCATCGGACGAACTGGCCTTCCTTGTCCGCAAGCTCCATCCTGCGGCAATCCATGGCGTTGACTTCTGGTGCGCCCACAAGGTGAAGCCAAATAGCCCCGACAGGACCAGCACGGCCATTATCGTCAAGTGGGATTTGGCGGCTGAGAAGCCGACCCCCGCCGAAATCGAAGCACTGGCGGCCACATATGCCGCCGAGCTGGTAGCGCTTCGCGGGGTGAGCGCTCTCGATGTCGATATTGAGCGCGACCGTCGCGTTGAGGCGGGTTTCGTGTTCGATGGAATTCTCTACCAGTCCCGTCCGGAGGACCGTGAGAATATCGCCGGGGCGGTTAAGGCCGCAACAGATGCGGTTGCTCTCGGAGCTGCGCCCGGTGATTTCGGGTGGCAGCGCCTGCTAGACCCTAATGCGCCACCTGAATTCCGGTGGATCGCGGCCGACAACACAACGCAGGCTATGGATGCACAAACCGTCATGCGGTTCGGCTACGCCGCTCTCGGACACAAACAGGCTCATATTCTGGCGGCCCGCGAGCTGAAGAACATGAACCCGATCCCTGCCGACTTCGCAACGGAGCCGGCTTACTGGCCGTGACGCCTCTCGCGCTTTGACAAACTCCGTCCCGCCATTCGTGGCGGGGCGCATCTTCCTGTCCGGTTGTGAAATCGGACCCTGCCTCCCCCCCTTCAAAATCTGAAACTTTCAAAGGAGTCTATAAATGGCTGACCTGGCCTATGCGCATGGCGTGACCTTGGTTGAAAGCGCGGTAACGCCCTCGCTTCTTCGTGTTCAGCGCCAAGGCATCACTTTCATTAACGGCACAGCACCTGATGCCGATCCGGCCGCCTTTCCGTTGAACACGCCGACGCTCGTCACTTCTGAGCTGAAAGCGAGCGGCCTCGGCGCGGACGGCACGTTGCTTGAAGACGTGAAAACTGTTTTCGGCGAAGGCGGATCGTGGTGCATCGTCAACCGCGTGGAGCATAGCGCCGATCCGGCGATACTGCAGGCGAACCTTATCGGCGACCTGGTCGCTCGAACCGGCATTTACGCGGCACTTCGCGCCAAGGGTCTGACGGGCTATCAACCGCGCGTCATCATCACGGCCGGCAATACTGGCGCATGGGTGGAAGCCGGCGTCGTATCGGTTTCCGTTGTTGCTGAAGGCTCCAAGCTGACCGAGCCGCCTATCGTGAAAGCTACGGGCGGCGGTAACGATCAGGGCAAGGAGTTGCCGACGCTGGAAGCCGTCATGGGTGAAGGCGTGAATGCGGATAAGGTTGTGGCAGTCCGTGTTGTTCTGCCCGGCAAGAAGCTTTCGGAACCGCCTGTCATCACCTTTGAAGGTGGCGGTGCGGACGAGGCAAAGGTGTTGCCGCAGGCGACTGCAAATGTCGGCGACGTTGCAAACCCGTTCGTTTCTGCGTTGAAGGTCATCACCCCGAAAATTCGCGCCCGCGCCTATATCAATGGTCCGAACACGACTAATGCCGAAGCCCTGCGCTTCCGGCGCACGCTGAATGGACGCATCCTGCCGATTGATCCGAAGGTAATCAGGAACGTGAACGGCGTTCCGGTGACAAAGCCGGTCGCGCCCGTTTTCGCCGGCGTGCGGTCGCGCGTGGTCGCAGGTGATGAGGGTGTGTCGGGTTCGGTTTCGAACAAGATCATCAACACCATCGACGGAGTTGCCCGCACCATCACGTATCCGGATGACGCTAATTACCTGAACGAAAATCAGGTGGCGACCATCATCAACGAGCGTGGCGGCTTCCGCACCTGGGGTAGCCGTCTGGCCACGGATGATCCTCTTTGGCAGTTTGATAGCGTTCGCGCCACGGCCGACATGATCAACGAAGCGCTGGAGGATATCTACTTCCTCTACGTGGATCGCAAGTTCACGAAGGCCAATATGAAGATGATGATTGAGGACGGTAATGCCGCTCTTCGCGTCTTCAAGAATAATGAGGACATTCTTGGTGGCCGTTGCTGGTTCCCTGTGCTGAATGATCCGACACTGATGGCAAATGGCAAGCTCTTCCTCGATGTCGAGTTCGAGCCAGTTGGCATCATGGAGCAAATTCACATCACCACTCATCGCAACATTCTCTACTACCGGCTTCTGCTGGATGAAGTGAATGGGCTTATCGAAACCGGCCCGCTCGCGGTTGCCGCTTAAGGAGTAATCAGACATGGCAGAAAAGATATTGCCTCGCGGCATTTTGCGCGACTGCATGTTGTGGGCAGATCGCGAAAGTAAGCTCGGCCAGATTGGCGATATGACGATACCCGTCATCGAGGCAAAGCGTGAAGGCATGCGCAATGCCGGCATGATCAAAGAGCGTCAAATCCATCTCGGATACAACGCTCAGGAACTTAACTTCAAAATGCCGGGCCTCGATCCGCAAATCCTGAAGCTTCACGGCATCAAGATCGGCGTGGAAAATCCGTTTCTCATCACCGGTGCGCTGGTCGATGAAGATGGCACCACACACAGCGCAGTCATCTCCATTCGCGCCAAACTTTACAAAGTGGACCACGGCACTTGGAAGTCCGGCGATCTCGCTGAAAACGATATCAGCGTGGACGTAAATTACTACAAGCTCGAAATCGACGGCGAAGAAATCTTCGAGATTGATGATTTCGAGTTCAAGGTCGGTGGCGTCTCGCAGAACGGCGACATTCGTAACGCGCTCTTGATCTAAGGGCGCGTCACTCCCCTCCCGAAAATTTCTTTCTTCAGTAGGCCCGCTTCGTGCGGGCCATTTCTTTGAGGTTTCACCATGACCGATACCAATACCGCCACCGATAACGAAACCGTTGTCGTTACTCTCTCCAAGCCTGTCACCCACGGTGAAGACCGTTATCCGGTTCTGACATTCCGCGAGCCTACCGTGGGCGATCTGATCGTCGGCGACCAGTTCCCCGGCCAGCTTGCCAAGATGACCGCCATTCTTGCCTCTATCTCTGACACGCCTCTGCCGGCGTTCAAGAAGATCGGCGCAAAGGATTTTTCCAAGATCGTCACCGCAACGAGCGGCCTTTTGGGAAACGAGAAGAAGAAGGACACGACTGGCGGCTAATCGCCGTTTTTGTCGCGCGCTTCGCCCACACATCGCTCGACGCCATCGAGCGATGGTCACCGAAAAAGTTGCTTGCCTATTACACGAAGGTCGGCGAGCTGAACCAGATCATGAGGCAGTAAATGTCTGTCGTGCAAAGCACCCTGCGCATCTCCCTTCTGGAAGATGTCGTCGCAAAATCCGCGCCCATCTTCCGCACTCTCGACCGGCTTCAAGGCCAGCAGATGAAGGCGTTCGCGCCGATGCGCGGGCTAATCGGGCAGGCCGTCGCGCTGGGTGCCGGCTACCTCGGCGCGACCGAAGGAATGTCGGCGACGGCCGGCGCTGCTATCGAGTTCGAAAGCGCTTTCGCTGATGTGAAAAAGGTTGTCGAGGCGAGTGACGAACAGTTTGAAAACATGCGCCGTAGCATCCGGCGCATGTCTGGCGAAATCCCCTTGGCCGCAACCGACATTGCAGCCTTGTTTGCGGCGGCCGGCGAGTCCGGTGTCGCGACCGAGGATCTGCAAAGTTTTGCCGAAATGGCTGCCCGTGTTGGTGTCGCCTTCGATATGACGGCCGCCGACGCTGGCGAAAGCCTAGCCAAGCTCAAAACCCAGCTCGAATTGAATGTCGCCGAAACGGGCGAGATGGCCGACGCCATCAACCATCTTTCGAACAACATGGCTTCCAAGGCAAAGGACGTTACCGAATTCATGCTGCGCGTTGGCGCCATCGGTGAAATGAGCGGCTTCGTGAAGGAAGACGTTGCAGCCATGGGTAGCGCCATGATCGCGGCCGGCGCGGATGCCAGCACGGCCGGCACGGCAATGAAAAACGTTATCCGTGCAATGGCACGTGGCGACTTTGCCAAGAGGTCACAAAAGGACGCGGCAAAAGCCCTCGGCCTGCATTTGCCCACTATCGCAAAAGACATGCAGAAAGATGCGAAGGGCACCTTGCGCAAGGTTCTCACGGCCATCGCCAAGGCTCCGAAGCATCAACAGACTGCGCTCCTGTCTGAATTCTTCGGCGATGAAGCAAGCGCCTTCATGCCGCTGGTCGGTAATATCCAGCTGCTGGACCGGGCGCTCGCATCCGTGACCGACCGGACGAAATATTCCGGGTCGGCTTTTGCCGAGTATGTCCAGCGCGCCAACACCACGCGCAACGTTCTCGATCTCTTGGGAAACAAGATTTCTAACAAGTTCGCGGAGATGGGCGACAACATGTTGCCGGCAATCCGCGAGGGCGCTGAAGCCATTGGCTATGTGATCGACACCCTTGGCAGTCGGGTGACGATCTTTGATAAGTTAGAGGCCTCAATGAGGGGCTTCATGCAGGGACTTGGCTACGAAGGCGGTGTGCGTGAACTGACAGAAGATTTGGGCGATTTGCTGTTCGGTAAAATCGATCCAAACGCGGCAGATCGGATCGGCAGCATCTTTGTTCAAGCCAAGGAATGGGGAGCTTCCATCCGCGAATTGAATGACGCGATCAAGGATAACCCGATTGCCCAATTCCTCGCGGAAATGTCGGGGTACGGCTTCCAGCTTTTCTTGTACGCGGCCGGCATTGCGATGCTGGCGGGCACAATTCGCAAGCTGGCTGGGGCATTGATGCTTCTTTCAGGCGCGAGCACCGCGCTTTCGATCCTTAAGACGATAGGGACTTTGAGCGAGTTTCCGGGGCTGGGTGGCGACGGTGGAAAACCGGGCGGGAAAGCTCCCAAAGGTGGGGGCGGCAATGTCCCTGAAGTCCTGCCTTGGTACAGCCAGGCTGGCCAGTGGCTGAAGGGTTTCGGTTCGCAGCTCGGCTTCGGCTTGTCCGTCCAGAGCTTGGGTGACACCCCCGGCGACACGTTTGAGGATCAGGTCAAGAACCAGCAAAAGTACAAGGAAGCTTTGCAGAAGCTCTTTGGCCTCAACAAGGATGCTTCGGGGGTTTCTGGCTGGGACAGCTTCTGGTTCGGCGATGCTGCCAAACCAGATTTTAGCTTTCGCGAACACGCCGGTATTTCTGGCGTCGGTGGGACCGGGGGCGGTGCACCGGCGACGGCAAGCGCCTCCGGTCAGCCGGTTCTGGCGCGCATAGACGCTGGCTCGATTGCTGAAATGGTGAAGCCGAATGGCACGCAGGATGTGAGGGTGACAAACCGCGAGCCTGTTAGCGTCACGGTCCACAACCAGATCAGCATCACGGGTGTTTCCGATCCGGAGGCGGCCGGTAATGCAGCCGCTGCGCAAGTCGGCGAAAAGGTCCGGCAGGGTGTCGAAAGCTCTTATAGTGACTAGCGGATGAAAGCGTTCGCCTTGGCGGTCCTGCGTATCTGTGTGCAGTGGGCTGCTTTGGCGGATGCTGTCATGCCCTTTTGGGCGGATTGTTTTCCGGCCGTCATCAACTGCAACAGAGAGGCGAAACCCATGTCGTCGGCCGCCACATTCTTCTCGATAAAAGCAGTGATCATCCCTTGATCATAGGTTAGGCCGCAAAAGTCTTCGGCAGCCAAAACCGTTCCGAGCTGAAGTGCAATGTCGCTCGAATCCTTTTTAGGGGCGGCAAGCGCGACGGTCGCGAAAATCACCAGCGGTACAAGTATCAGCGTTGGCTTCACCGCTGTTCCCCCTCTTATTCATCATGCTTCGCCAGAGGTAAAATATGTCCGGTTACACGTCAATGATGCTCGGCGGCTTCGGTTTCGAGGCGCTGGGCTTCGGCTATCAGGGTGTCAAACGCTCCCTAAATACCCAATGGACTGAAGTGGCCGTGGGGCAAACCCTCAACCCCCAGCAATGGACCGGCCCAACGTCAGACGAAATCACCATCGCCGGCGTGATCTTCACCGAAGAATTCGGCGGGCAATCGCAGCTCGATGGGATCGCCGCTGAAGCGCTCGCCGGCGTGCCCATGATGCTGGTGACGGGTGATGCGGTCGAGGGTGTCATTCGAGGCATTTTCACGGTGCAGGGCATTGAGGAAGATAAGTCCCACCACAACGCGCGTGGCGAGGCTGCGCGCAACGCCTACACCATCAAGCTCAAGCGCCAGCCGGACACAATGCCTCTGCCCGGTGGCTCCATTCTGGATCGCGCCACAAGCTTTCTTTCCAATCTCTTCCGGTGATTATCCATGTCGAACACATACATCACGCGGCAGGGTGAAACCGTCGATCTCGCCTGCCTCGCACATTACGGCCGGACTGAAAAAGTCGTCGAGGCCGTACTTGAAGCAAATCCGGGCCTCGCGGCGCTGGGCGTGGTGCTGCCGCTCGGCACCACGATCATCATGCCGGCCATGCCGTCCACCACAACGCAACCGCGTCTTGTCAGCCTTTGGGATTGAGCCATGCATCCGCGCGTCGAAGTCACCATTGACGGCCAGCCCGTGGCCGGCACGTTCTATGAACGTCTGAAGTCCATCACCGTGACCGATAAGGAAGGCTTGAAGTCCGACACGGTCGATATCGAGCTTAACGATGGCTCGCCCGATTTTCTGGCCCTGCCCCGCAAGGGTGCCATCATTGCGGTCCGGATGGGCTACGGCCAGAACCTCGGTTCGCTCGGCACTTTCACGGCCGACAAGATCAACGGTTCTTGTCTGCCTTATGGCTTGTCGATCTCCGGAAAGGCCGTGGACTTCCGAAGCGGCAAGCTGAAGGAACGGCAGGAGCGGGCATGGGACAAAAAATCCCTTGGCGATATCGTCTCGCAGATCGCCGATGAAAGCGGGCTGACGCCGGCGATTGATTCCGACCTATCGAAGTTCGTTTATGACTGGATCGGCCAGCAGGACGAAAGCAATCTGCATTTCCTACGCCGGCTCGCCCAGCGCCATAACGGCCTTTTCTCGATCAAGCAGGGCCGGTTGCTGTTCTCAAAGCTGGGATCGGGCAGATCGGCGAGCGGCAACAATATCGGTAGCGTCATCGTCACCCGTGAAATGGTGCAGCTCGGTAGCCTGAAATTCGATATCGGCGACCGCACCAAATACAGCAAGGTCGTTGCCTACTATCAGGACAGCGACAAGGCGCAGCGCGTCGAAATCGAAGCGGACGCGAATGCGGACGGCGAAAGCGTCTACCGCATTCCAGAGCCGTTTTCCTCGCCTGATGAGGCCGACAAGGCGGCGCAGGCGAAAGCCAAAAGCCTGAAGCGTGGCGAGGGTAGCACATCGGTCACGGTGATTGGCGATACCTCGATCTGCGCCGGCGCTCCCCTGCTCTACGCCGGCATTCGGCCGGGCCTTGATGGCGTGCCCTACATCATCGACACGGCCACGCACAAATATGTCGCGAAAGGCACCTTCACCACTGACATTTCCGGCAAGCTCTACGATGGCAAATCATCGACGGAAGGCGACGACGACGAGGGCGGCGGTTCCTCTGGCGGCGCTGGCGGCGCTGGCGGCTCAAAGGGCGGAACGGAAGGCGGCGGCAAGGTCGCGCCAAACAGTGCACCTGGTACACCCGCAACGCCGGCGCACTTCCTGACGCCCCGGCTGGGGCGCACAGACGAAAACTAAATGACTGATTGCCGGCGCGATGCGTCGGCCTCTCCTGTCTGGTCGCATCGCGTGACTTGGCAAAGCCCGGCCTCGCCGGGCGCTTGAACCACAAAGGTTCAATCCCTCCCCTCGCCTTCGGGCAATCCTCATCAAAATCGGAGTTATCCTTATGGATGCGACAACGTTCTTCGCATATGCGAGGCGTGCGCCTTTTGGCGGCCGTCTTACGCAGGGCCAGATTGATGGCATGAATGCACTGTTCCGGTGCTGGGACTCTCACAAAATTCCCGCTCCGGATAAACGTCACCTTGCCTATATTCTGGCGTCGGTCTTTCACGAAACGGGCGGCCGGATGGTGCCCGTGCGCGAAACCTTCGCCTCGACCGACGCCGGCGCAATCGCTGCTTTGGACAAGGCACACAAAGCCGGCCGGCTGGGACAGGTCAGCAAGCCGTACTGGCGCAAAGGCGCGAACGGTAAAGCCTATTTCGGGCGGGGCGATATCCAGCTCACCCACGAAGAAAACTATAGAGTCCTCGGCGAGCGGATCGGCGCTGACCTGGTTGGCAACCCATCTCTCGCACTCGATCTCGATATCAGCGCAGAGATTGCCATTGTGGGCATGCTGGAAGGCCTGTTTACCGGCAAGAAGCTGACGGACTATTTCAATCTCAAGAAGGATGATCCGGTCGGCGCGCGCGCGGTCGTAAACGGGACCGACAAGGCGAAGCTGATCGCCGGTTATTACAAATCCTTCCTCGACGCCTTGGAAGCGGCGACCCTCGCTTATTATCAGGGTCAGCCGGAAGATGTCGCCGAGCGTGATGCGGAGCCGGACAACGTGCCGGCCATGAAAAGCAAGTCGCTCTTGACGATCATCGGCAGCTTCCTCGGCGCTATCGGCCTCGGCGCGGTGGACGATCTGAAGGGCGTTGTTGAAAGCGGCGCAACCCTGTTCGGCGCGATCTCCAATCCGTGGGCCTTCGGTAGCCTGGTCTTTGCCACAACCGGGGCGGTGGTTCTGACGTGGCTTATCGGTTCCGGCCGGATCACGATCAACCGGAGCGCCGCACGGTAATGTTCGGCCTAGATGCCGGATGGCTGAAAATGGCGGCTGGGGGGCTTTTCTGCGCGTTCGCCCTCGCCGCTGGCTCCTATCACCTCGGAAAGCACGAAGGGCGCTCCATCGAGCGCGCCGAGGGCGAGGCGAAGGCCGCAAAGAACGCGCTCCAACGCATCACCAACATGGAGAAAAACAATGCATCGTTCCGCGATCTTTCGCCTCGCCATCGTTGCCTCGCTCTCATGCGCTCTAGCGGGTTGCCTGACGGAGCCTGCGACGACTGAAGGCAGCGGATATCAGATTACGCGCTTTTCAAGTGCGAAGGCGGCCCGGCTGGCTTCGCAGGATGCAACGGCTGGCCCTGCCATCCACTCAAACAACCAGCAGTGCATGAAAGACCCTGCCTGCCGCAAATAGAAATCGTAAGGCTTCAGGGAAGCCAAGGGGCTGAAGGTGGACAAGTTCAACTCGTTCAACGAAATGCTGACCGCATGGGGCGGCGGGGCATTCACAACTATCATTGGCGCACTTGCCGGCCGCTTCATGTGGCACGGCAACGAAGCCAGAAAGGGCAACAGGAAGTTTTTCGGGCGCGAACTGCTTTGGGAATTTCCGGTGGCCGTGGGTATGGCGCTAATCGGTGAAGGCGTTGCGTCATACCTCGGCATGAGCCAGCCCGCATCAACCGGGCTTATTGCTGCGCTCGCCTATCTCGGGCCGCGCGGAACGGAAGTTCTCTTCCAGCGCTGGTTTAGCAAAAAGGTCGCCTGACCTTGCAAGAACAACGGGCCGGCAGGAATCCCCTGCCCGGCCCGTTTCTATAGCTGCCCGCGGGTGGCCGCAGCCTCACGGCTGCAACAGCGGGTGCAGATTGGCGTCATACCCCGCCCGACAACATCAAAGATCATTGCCGCACCCTTCGCCTGCGCAGGCCGGTGCGGTTTGTCAGAAAAGATGGTCTTAGACAAATGCAAAATCTCTTTCAGTTTTCCGAAGTGCGGCCAGTGTCTCCCCCTGCCGCCTATCTCGGCGGTAAAAAGCAGCTCGCCGGCCGGATCGCTGCATTACTCGAACAAATCCCGCATGATCTCTATGTGGAACCATTCACGGGCATGGGCGGGGTATTCTTCCGCCGTCGCCTTGTGCCTCGCGCGGAAGTCATCAACGATATTTCCGGCGACGTGACGACGCTGTTTCGCATTCTGCAGCGTCACTTGCCCCAGCTGCTGGAGGTGATGAAATTCCAGATTACGTCACGGCGGGAGTTCGAGCGGCTGGCCGCGTGCGATCCCTCGACCTTGACCGATCTCGATAGATCGGCCCGGTTCCTCTATCTCCAGAAGCTGGCCTTTGGTGGCAAAATTTCCGGCCGGACCTTTGGTGTCGATACCACGGGCGGCGCTCGGTTCAATGTCACGCGGCTTACGCCGATCTTGGAGGAAGTCCACGAACGTCTCGCCGGCGTCGTGATTGAATGCCTCGACTGGCGCACGCTCATCGAGCGGTATGACCGGCCGGGCGCAATGTTCTACCTCGATCCGCCTTACTATGGCTGCGAGAACGACTATGGAAAGAACGTCTTCAAGCGGGACGATTTCGCGGAAATGGCCGAACGTCTCGGCACGATCAAGGGCCGCTTCATGATCTCGCTCAATGACCGGCCGGAAGTGCGTGAAATCTTCGGACGTTATCCAATGACGCCGGTTTCGCTCACCTACACCATCCGGGGCGGCGAAGGCAAAGAAGTTGGCGAAGTCGTCATTCTTGACGGCAAAGAGCCTGCAATCCCAAACCTGCCGTTGCTATGAACAAAAAAAAGCCGTTCGGTTACGCCGGGCGGCTTTTTGCGTTTCTGGCGCTGGCATCAGGAATGACATTCTAATTTGCTGCGCCGATCGCGCGCTCGAGCGCATCCGCGGCAGCAATAAAATTACAAGATTGCGAACGAATGTTTCATGCCGGCGTCTCGGCCGCCGGCGAATGCTGAAATGATTTTCCTTCAAGGCTTTCGTGGCGGCTGATTGATCGGCAACCCATTGAGCGCTGCAATCTGCTCGTATGTGTCCTCGACCTTTGCCGCCGCGACCCGTGGATAATCCGCCCAGCCATTATGCGGCAAGATGGTCTGTTTTACGCCGTCAATATGACTGATAGACCAGCGCCACTTTGTCCTCATGGTGCCGGTGACTTCAAGCATAATGCGGCCGAATGACCGGTCGCCGTCCCATGCACGATAATCTTCATGACCCTCGTTTGGCCACGTTTCACGCCAGCGGTAGCGCGGTTCCGGTCCGGGATCGTCGGGATATTTCTTCATGCCTCCTGACATGGGTGCCTGACAAATAATTGTAAAGGTTTCGGGCGCAGGCTGGCGTTATGACAAAGCCCCCTCGCCCTCGGTCAAAGCCGCTGCTGCGCGATGATGGAAAGCCCTTCCAATCGCGCCCGATCCGCAAGCGAAACAAGGCCCAGCCGGCATTGCCGCTGGAGCCAATGCCGGCGCGTGTCGAACCCGCCCTTGCGCTGCTGAAGCAAAAGCCGCCCTCGGGCAATAAATGGGGATGGGAAATAAAATGGGACGGCTATCGCCTCGCAGTGCATGCCGGCGCGGACGGTGTCCGGATATTGACGCGCGGCGGTTATGATTGGGCTGCACGGTTCCCCGCTATCGAGCAAGCCGCGCGCGATCTCGGCCCGGCGTCTTTCATCATTGACGGCGAAGCGGTCGTCCTGGACGAACAAGGGCGCTCGGATTTTAATGCGCTTCAGAACAGCTTGGGGGCCGTTGGTGCGCGTAGTGGCAAGAAGGTGGCCGGTAATGCCCTGCTCTACGCTTTCGATCTTCTGTATCTCGATGGCCGCGATCTGCGCGAGCTGCCGTACAGGAGCCGCCGCCACCTGCTTGAAGAGATGCTTTCTGGCTTTGACGGGGCTATCCGGATTTCGGAAGAAGTTGAAACCGACAATCCCGGTTTGATGCTCGACCATGCCTGCCGCCTCGGGCTGGAAGGCATAATCGGCAAGGATCGAAACAGCCCATACCGGAGCGGTAGAACCGGTGACTGGATCAAGGTGAAATGCGTCCAGTCCGAACCCTTCATGATCGTGGGATATGAACCTTCCATGTCGGCAAGCGGCGGCTTTGCCTCGCTCTTGCTGGCCGCCTATGACGGCGACGAGCTGCACTATGTTGGAAGCGTCGGCACGGGCTTCAAGGAGCGTGCCGCAAACGAGCTGCGCCGGATGTTGGATGAACTGCCTTGGCGGAAGAAAAAACCGCCCGTGGAATATTCTGGTCGGCGCGAGGTTGTTTGGGTGCAGCCGACGCTTATTGCGGAAATTGAGTTCCGGCAGATGACGCCGGATCGCAAGCTACGTCATGCGGCCTACAAGGGCCTCAGAGAGCGGCAGGATAACGCGGACGTGTACCGCCTTGATTAAATGTCGCGGCTTTTAGTGTAAGCTCTCCTGATGAGCGAATTCAGGATACAGCCGGTAACGGTCAATTGGGGTGATTTTGAAACCTATGAAACGGTCACGGACTTGGCCCGCTGCCTGCTCGACAACTGGCCTGCAAGCTTCGATGGTCAAGCTTACGTGACGGCCCTCATGGTTTGTTCTGCTGTTCTTGAAAACGGTTTGGATGATCGACCGGAAGATGCGCGGGCGGCTTTTATCGATGCCGTCCACGAAGCGCTCCTGTCAGTCTCGCCAGATGATGACTTGGATTTCTAGCCGCTAGTTTTCTTCATCGGATCGCCGCACTATTCGGCCGCCATGCCGCAACCGCACGATGCCGTTTATATTGTGCTTGTAGACCTGGTAGGCGGCATTAGCCGCCATGATGTTGCCAGCGCCGGCAAGCTCCATACAGCGAAAGCCCTCGTCTGTGATTTCATCGACAGTGAAAGGAAATTTGGTGTCGAAGAAAGGCACCTTTTGCGGGTCTGGCAAATCCACGACATGCTGTTCCTGCCCGACTTCGCAAAAGAAGATGCTTTCCCGGCCGTACACCCATGCAATGACGGTGCGCCAGTCAAGCTTTCCCTTCGCCTTGTAGCAAACCTGCCATTCACCTTGATAGCAAATCAGCATAGGCCAGCTTAGCGGCTTCCTGATTGTCGTTTGAGTTTCGGTTGATTTCAAGAGTGGCGCGGGCATTGATCCTTCCTTTTGTTCTATGAATGTTCTCATAGCCAAATGGAGTCAAGCAATCGCGGGTAGCTATAAAGATACAAAAAAGCCGCTCGGGTGAGCGGCTTTTATGTTTGGTCACATCTCCATGATCAGGCAACCTCTAACGTGGGTACATCTTTCAGATCCACGTTATGTTCTGCCTGCCAAGCGTCGTGTGCTGCCTGCATCCTGAGCCAAATAGCAGCTCCATCTCCAAACAGCTTACCCAGTCTCGCTGCTACGTTGGGCGATACGGGCTTCTTCTCGTTTACAATATCGTATAGCTGCTGCCGGGAAATTCCCAACATGTTCGCTATCTCTACCTTGGTCTTCCCGGTGTCCGGGATTATGTCATTGAGTAATGCGCCCGGATGAGATGGGCACCGCTTCAGGGGCCTCTCTACCTCATAAGCCATTCTCGTCTCCTAGCTGTGGCAAAACGTGCACTTTACAAAGTGTTCGTTGTCTCGTTGGTAAAACTGTGTCTTGTGTGTGTGTGTGTCGGTTTTTTTAGGGCACCAGCCAAACAAACTCTGATTGGCTGGTGCTGGTTCCGTTAGTGGTACTGCTCAAAATCAACGTTGTATGCATCACCATCATCAAATTCGAATGTAATGCACCATGGGCCGTTGATATGAACAGTGTATCTTGTGGGGTTGAACCCGTTTAGAGCATGAAAGTTAAAGCCCGTCACTTTCATTTCGCCGATTGCCGCTGCCTGGTCTAGGCGGTCAAGACGAGCAAGAATGCGTTTATGCAGCTTCTTGTCGATCTTTGAGGTTTTGCCAGTGGCAAACAACTCGCCTAACGCCTTGTCCTTAAAAGTCTTGATCACACGCCATCTCCTACATCACCATTTCTCGTCCTTTCTGTCACCGTTGCTAACAGCAGCAATGTAAGTTTATTGCTTACACAATACAAGAGGGGATGTAAGTTTTTTGCTGACAAAATTTAGCCGCCCTTTTCGAAGGGCGGCTCCATGCCAACTGACGCACGTCAACGCATATGCGTCAATCAACTTTCGCGCGGTCCATCAACTCTTTCAGGGCTTCCGGGTAGCTCAACCTGTTTTCCATGGCCCACGCAACGAAGCGGTTATATGTCGAGACTGGTGGACGGATATTTAGATTGGCGGATGGCTCAGCTTCCTTTCTCCTGACAATCTTCTGAATGGGTTCGCGAGATACAAAACCGTGGCGCTCTGCCACCTCGTCCAGCTTGCGGTCTGAAACGTCGCTTTCTGTCTCGTCGTCTGGTTTGATGCTCGCAAGGCGATTGCCAAATCCAAGGTCTTTCATGCGGCGGCTTCCTTCAGTGCAACCATATCCACCAATTCGGCTGTAAGTTTCAGAGCGTTGTCCCTCGCTTGGGGCAACCCGTTCACCTCGGCCGGGTCGAGTTCGTCCAGGTCGAGTTGATGAAAGAACATGCTCTTATAGGCAGACCGTTCATTCAGATGGTTGATGAATTGGGGAATTTCCCCACCACTGAGCTGTGCGAAAATCTGGCGCTCGATTTTGGTTTTGATCTGCGGCGACGTGCGAGTGAAAAGCACCCTGTACGGAATGACCTTGTCGAAAGACTCGCCTTCATCCTTGATTAGGTGGATAGCCTTGGCGGCAAGTTCCGCGTCGGTCGGGCTGGCCTGAATTGGAATGATTGCCAGATGCGCCCTGAATAGCGCACGCGACATGAGCCGGTTGGCGGTTCCTTCAAGGTCGACGAAAACAAATTGAGACTTACGGCGATGATGATCAAGCTTTTCCTTGAAGCTTTCCTCATCAACGGCGCTATCGACAACCAAAGGATTTTTGGACTCCCCTGCCCTCCACCCCGCGATTGGTTGGTTGCGGTCGCAATCGAGAACCGTCACCGAGGCTCCCTGGCGAGCAAGCGTAGTTGCTAGAACAAGCGTGGTCGTAGATTTTCCCGCGCCACCTTTCGGATTTGCGACTGCGATAACGGGCATTGCGCGTCCTTCCTGATTAAAGTTGTAGCGTCACCGTGCACCATAATACTTTATGCGGCGTTAACAAGAACGTTAATTGACGTTGATGCGTCAACATTGACGCGCATTAATGCAATGACTTATTGTCGTGACTGTTTGCAAAAACATTTTTAGTGGTTGAGAATGATCTGTAACTGACAACTCACGAGGGAATAAATGGGGGACGAAAAAACTTTAGTAGGTGAATTGGTGAAGGGAGCAGGGGAGCTAGCTCCACCAGTTGAGACAGCCTTCCTCAAAGCTCTTTGGCAGCTTCTTGGTGGGCTGGCTGCTTTGCCTGCTGGTTGGATACGGCGCAGAGCGCAGGCCACGGAGGACATCACTAATGCTCGAAGCGCCGTATCCGCAATACTAGCCAAAGGCGTAGCGGAAAATGCCCTAAGTGACCCTTTGGTAATGAAAGCCGCTGCTGAAATCTTTTTGCCCGTTGCAATACGGAAATCACAGAACCTGGTCGCGGTAGCCGAGTTGGCGGCCGGTCACGTAGCCGAAGTAGCCGGGAGCGCGGAAGACCCAGCGCCACCAGACACAGACTGGATGAATAAGTTTACCCGATATGCAGAAGACGCATCCTCGGAACAACTACAGGACTTATTCGCTCGAATATTGGCTGGTGAGGTAGTACGTCCCGGCTCATTCGCCCCGGCCACTCTTCGAACTGTTTCGGAATTGGACAAGACGATCGCAGAAGACTTTAGCCTTATGTGGGCGAGAGATGTGGGCGGCGCGATTAATCACGGCTACGAATTTGAGAGGGGTGAGTGGTTTTCTAGATGGAAGAGGCTTGTCGAAGGAGGTTTAATGGCTAGCGACACAACGCTTCAACACCCTCCAGAACAACAAATATCAGGTCTTCCTTTTCGGACTTGGTCGCCGATGATGCAAGGTAGCACGTTCGTTGTAGTGTACGTAACCCCTGAGGCACGCCCGGCTTGGCAGCATATCTCATTCACTCGCGTCGGCCGCGAGCTCGGAAGTATCTTGGCGCGACCGAACTACGAAGACAATATGAGGACAGCAGGTGCAACGTTGGGAATTCGTAGCGGCTTAAAAGTTGAATTATTCGTCGATGGCAAACGCATCGAACAACTAACACCTTGATGGGATAAATGCTGCGTCAGCGTTGACGCACGTTGACGCAGCAAACTCTAGATTTCGCTTGTTAGTCTGTCCGGCCACAACTGATGAAAGCTAAGAGCCATTTAGATTTCTCATATCGAAAATATGCACTGCATTCATGGGCTTGTGAAATCGGCTTTTCCCGAGCCTTGTATTCAAAATTCCACGCCCGCAGTTCTTCCGGATCTAGGATCAGAACCGACACGACAAAACATGTCGTCATCACGACCACAACAACCGACGTTTTATGTGCCTGCAAAATGGGATTCAAGCGCGATATCAAGATCACTCCTGCCCATACCGCAAGGCACCAGATGGCTAAGCCAATCATGGTATCTCCGCGAATGTTCAAGAGTGTCTAGGCGCTTTGTTGCTCAGGTCCCGCTGGCTGGCGCATGCGAGAGATGATGGCAACTGCCCAAACGATTCGAGTGGCTGGGCGCGTCAACACTTATTCAAACTTACCACCGGTCCAATGCCAGCGTTCTTAGTCAAACACCAAACGGTGAAGGAAAAAGGACCGGGTTCACGGAAGATAGGTCGCAGCGCGTTTTATTTCAAGTGCTCAAAACCGTCCGGTTATAGACAGGGGAGGGCGGTTCTGCTCAAAAGTGCCTATCCCGACTTTCTTGCATGCTCAAAAAGAACGGGACACTTTTGAACAGGGAAAGAGCTATGTCGCGCACGTTCGCTTATGTCAGAGTGTCAACCACGGGGCAGACGGTCGAAAACCAGATTACCGAAATCTCGGCCGCTGGCTTTTCGGTCGAGCCGCGCCGGATCATATCCGAAACGATTTCCGGCAGCACGCCGGCTGCGAAACGACCTGGCTTCATGAAGTTGCTCGACCGGATGGAACCCGGCGACGTGTTGATCGTCACGAAGCTGGATCGCCTCGGCCGTGACGCCATCGATGTCAGCAGCACGGTCAAGATGCTCGCTGAAAACGGGGTGAGGGTGCATTGCCTCCAGCTGGGCGGCCTCGATCTCACCAGCTCGGCCGGCACCATGACAATGAACGTCCTAAACGCCGTCGCGCAATTCGAGCGGGATTTGAATATTGAACGCACTCAAGCCGGCGTGGCGAGGGCGCGCGAAAAGGGAAAGCGTTTCGGCCGCCCGCCCGCCCTGACAGATCGGCAAAAACAGGTGGCGCTTGCCGATCTGGCGGCCGGAACCAGCATAGCCGCAGTGGCCCGAAAATTCGGCACCAGCCGCCTGACAATCTCTCGCCTTAAAGGTGCATCGCAAGACGCCCCTCCGGGCGAGTTGGAATAATATTCTCTTCAAGATTTCCTCCTGCGACCTCTCATAAGCCAAAAAGCCTATCCGGGCGTGCGAACGGTCCTAAAATTGCGTATAGGTTGCCGCCGAACCGCACTCTAACGCGGTTCGGAACCGCCGCAGGGCCGCGAAAGCGGACCGAACAAGCGGCGTCCGCTTACTAATCCGCAGGATTATAAAAATCAGGACCGGATTCAGTTCTTTCAGTGAACTCACGCTCATTCAAAAGCTT